CAGCTCTGATTTGATTTCTCTTATCCTCTTTAGCTTTGTCCAACAGCTCTTTTTCTGCGTACTGTGGTTCAGGTATGTTGCCTTCTGATAGCCATTGTTTGTATTCTTCGTAGTCACGATTACCATCTACCATAGGTATCGAGTTCATAGTACCATCTAGTTTTCTTACATTGTGTTCATTTAGTATTTTGTACATTTGTTATCCTTTATAATTCTGCTGAGGCATCAAGCTTAATAGCGCTCTCAAACCCGCCTACGTAGCTCACGCCATTAACGTTTACTGGTAGGTTGGATACACAACCTGCTAATCTTGTTACTGAGTTTTTATTTAATTTATACATCGTATCCCATCTCCTCTCTTGTCCACATCAGTACAGACTCTTCACTTCTAGTAGGGTCTGTTATATATTTATACTCATCTTTATTAACACTATCTTTCCACTGTTCGAACCCGTCAAATACAGTTGTACATTCAGCTTCACCAATAATCCATTCTATTTCTACTTCTTCACCAAACTCTGCAATTCCATAGTCCTCTAATAAAAGTGACATTCCTCTAGATAATTTATACATTCATTTCTCCTTATAGTTCAGCTAAGACATTTATATATGTTGAGGAAGAAGAAGTTCTATAGTTAAATGAACCTAAAGCTGTAACAGTTGTTCTATGCTCAAAATATAAGGTGGATACAGCCCCTATAGTAGGTTGTGCACAGTTTGATACAACCCATGTTCCTACTACTGTAATTGTTGGTACAACACGCTTTGGAGTTACAAAACTTAGCATAGCTCCAGTTATAGTTCCTGCACCTGAATAGCCTTCTACTTGGAAGCCAAAAGATCCTGCTCCAATCTTTTCATAATACCTCTGACAAGCCTGTAACTCTCCACCAAACTCACCATCATAAGGATGCCATCCATCAGTAGCTACTGAACCATCTTCAATCTTGACTTCTGCTATGTCGAATGTTCCTGATTGTTGTCCTAGTGAAGCCGAGTTTATAGTAAAGTTAGAACCTGCATCAAACCAAAAGTTAATTATAGTAGAACTTGTATGTACTCCATCTGTCCCAAGTGTTTTACCTATGATAGACGGTAAAGTGACAGTGATAGTTTTCTTTTGCCAAGTATTTGTTAATGCTATTAGTTGAGGAGCTATACTGTTAACTATAGCAGATGGACTACCGCCTGAGCCAAACGCTTGAGCAAACTCAATAGCTATATTTTTAGTAGTATCTGCTTTAGCCCAAAATGATAAAGTTACTGTCTTACCAGCTAGTTTAGTTACATTTTCAATGCGCTGTTTTTTTAAGACAGCACTAGCAGCCTCTACAATGCTTGTGACAACTGTTCTACTGAACTTACTAGCACTAAATAATGCTCTTTCAGTATCTGTTGCATTAACCATTGAGTGAGTTTTGGTAGAACCTACGCTAGTATTATCCCACCTATCATCACTACCATAGCCAGAAATACTTTGACTTGTACCATATTGCCATGAATCAAAATTACCATTGATTAAGTAGTTCTTGCGACCACCTTCAGGAACCCTATTCTTAGTCAAATTGTCATAAACTGCGCCCATTTTTTCTCCTTAGAATGAAATTCTCCAAGTGATTCTAATAGAAACACTTGAATTTTTAACTTTAGCTGCAAATGTTTTCATATTAAACAAGTCAGAACCACAATAAAAACCAGCTTCTGTATAAGCAGTAGTTCCTGTATTATTGGCAACACCAGTTGGTAAGTAAATTACATACTCAACATTTGTTCCAGTTTGAGAAATTGTCACAGTACTGTATGTACTAGGGTCTAAAGGATCCTTTGTAGTTGGTTCAGAAGTAACTAATCTATTGCCAGTAGCATCGCCAGTTCCTTCAAAACCAATTGGATATGTATAAAGAGACAATTCCTCAGCAAATAAATTTGTTCTGGTAGGGTCATCGAGAGCTACAGGAATTAGAACATTTTCAGAACCAGTTCCGGCACCTTGATGACCTCCTGTCCCAAGAACGAATTTGTTAATTGGAGCACCAACTCCAACTCCTGCAATCAATTCACACATATTTTGTCGGGCGAGATTCATAATAAGATTGTCTTCTTCAAAATTATCTAGAACATTTCCAGATTTATCCAAAGTTTCAATCTTAAAATAACCTTTAGCTTTTAGTGAAGTACTAAATTTATCATTAAGCATTATTATTCCTTAAACTTTATGGTCTTATTTATCTTATTTATAACATCAATTCTTTCAATTAGATGATTTCAATAATCAACTCTTCGGTTACTTCTGATCTCATATTATAATATTCAGAAGTTTCGTTTGAAATAGTCTCAAATCCGGTACTTAATCCAATTGTAAAAGCTCCAATTACTGTTGACCCTATTGTCGGTACTCCTGGTGCTGGAATCTGATAATCAAAATTTCCATAAGTAGCATAATATTCTTGTAAGTCTGTTAATGTTTCTTCAATAAACTTCTTAATTCCTTGTCCAATGGCAAATCCACCAACTTTAAGCTCGTTTGAAATTTTAATAATATAGTCAACATCAGTCCACATATCATCGTGCATCCCAGTATCTTCTTGTTCATCAAGAACAAAATCATCAATTTTTGAAATTTCTGTTTTTTCTGCTTCAAACTCAATACTACATTGCTTTCTTTTGCCTTCGGAATCAATAGGAGTAAAGTCTAATATTACTTCATTATCAGCATTATACCATTTGATGTCTACAACAGAAGGACTTGATAATTGTTTAAGATATTCGCCGTTACTAAAAATAAACTTAATTAGTTTAAAATTGTTTTCGTAATCTTCTACAATCTCTCTAATTTTATATGAGTAACCATAATCATCACCAGAAATATCATTCCAGTTATTTGTCAAATAGTCAATAGTATCTGTTGCAGTTTTATTATTCCCAAGAAGGTCCTTATACTCGACTTGAAGAGTGATACTTTTTGCAATATACTCATATCTTAAAGGAAGTCTATAAGCTTCTGAAATTAAAGAACCTTCATAACCATTTAGAAGCCATTTATACGATATTGCTCCATCTATTCCATTAGGATCAAACACTTCACTATAAAGAAATTGTTCACCTGCCGAAGCTGTAGTTAAGAATTGAGCTTTTCCTGAAATATAAACTCTTCCAATTCCATCCTTAGCCTGAATAACTCCTGAACTTCCTGTTATGCTTCTTGGGAAATAAAGAGTGATATTATTTTCATCCTTTTCCTCTTCTATATAAGAAATAGTACAAGAAATTATTTCACCAATATGAGAATTGTCCAATCTGAATGTTTTTGTATTTGATATTTCTTCTGGGTTTGAAGCTTTTCGCCAAGAATATGTTAAATTAGTGAGAACGCCTTTATCACCAAGCTCAGCCGTTAACAGTGCCCCCGCAATATTAAATCCATTAATTTTACAAATTCCAAGCTCAGTAAAATCAAATTCTTCATCATTTAGGCATTTTACTTTAAGTTTTGCATTCTTATACTCAATCATAATTGAGAAATAATCAATAATCAAATCAGAAAGAACTTGCGAATAATTATAAGCAAATCCTGCAGGATGAGCTAAAGGTTTAACCAACTGATCATAAATATCAGCTGTAATATTTCCTTCAACTGTGAAGTGAAAATTTGTATCTTTAGTTTCTTCTAATTTAAAAGGAGTATAAGAATTAATTCTAGCAGTATTCATACGTTCCACTAATTTGTAGATATATTCAATTGCTACTCTTGTTCCTTTATTTTCCTTAAAGGTTTTTGAAGTTGTAAAATATTCTTTGGTTAGAATATCAGCAATATCAGGAACTACATCACTAGATGAGTCAAAGTAACTATCACCTGTTAAATTAGTTGTTTGTAAAGTTGAAAGAATTTCATAAAATGTACTTAAATACATCTTAATGAACTGAATTCTCATCTGCTTATTTTCTTCGCCACTAAAATCAAAAACATTCTTGATATTAATACTATACTTGGCCTTTTCTTCAAGTTCCTGAAGAAAAGCTTCGATAACCTCTGCAAAAAGAGGATTGGATTTTATATTCTCTGGAGTAATAGCATTAAAAATTTCTCTTATCATTAATTACTCCTTAATTAAAATTTACTTTATAGAGTCTAGGCAACATGTTCTTCTTGGTTTTAAAGTTAGGACTAAAGAATTTAATATCAAGTTTAAGTGGACTTGTGGCAATTTGACTTCGTTTTAATGAAGTTGTTAAATAAACACCAGTAGCAGTTTCTTGAAGTCCTGTTTCAGGATTGATATTTGCTGTTGTATCATCTCTTACATAAAGATTAATACTAATATATTTTCTCATACCATTAAAGATTTTGTACTTACCTATAGTGATATTATTATGTTTAATATCGGCACTAATTATTGCAGTAGTTCTTAAATCATCAGCATCTGCAATAATCGTACTAAAATCAGTGCTCAATAATGCAGATACTCCGTCAATAGTACAGGTAGTATCAATTGATGGAAGTCTTTCAACTAAGAGAACCCCAGTTGTACTGTCGAAAATACTCTCGAATGGAAATCCAAATTGAAAAATACAATCAGCATTTGCAAGATTAGTAGTTTCTTTTGAAATATTCTTTTCAAAAATACTAATACTATTTTTCATTGTAATACTAAACCCAGAATTATCAGAAAGATAAGCATCAATTCTTTTAATAAGAGAAGTAATAAAAAATTCAACCTTAAACTTTTCTAAATAATCTGCCAATTTTCCAACTGAGTCAAAGATTCCAGAACCTTTAAAATACAAATCAATAATATTAAAAATATCTTCGTTGATTTCTGCTCTTGTTTTTGTTATATTATATTTAAGAACGGAAATATCAAATTCACAATCCAGATAAATCGGATGTCTGTTATGGAATTTCATTGTAGGTATTTTATAAGAATCTAGTTGGTCCCAAATACCAGGGATAAGAGCTTTTCCATCTTCATCGAAAGTAGTGCTCTGAATAATTTCTTCTTCAAGAAAATTATTAACATCGTCATTAGCTTCATCTAAGGTAAAATTAAGATTGCCAGATGTTGCTGTAAAATTTCTAGAAATGGTTTTAGGAATAAAACTAAACCAAATTTCTCCTGGTCGCTCAGGATATTCTTCATCTCCACCCCAAACTTGAGACTTCAATACATTTGAATTTCTATTGCAGAATGACTCATAGTCCATTGTTGTAATAACACGGTTTGCAGTATTAAAGAATAGAGGAGCATTTTCTTTAATAGAGTTGATATTTTCTTCATCTGAACCTTCAGCTTTAAGTTCTGAAGTAATAGTGACTTTATCAGTTAAGGTACATTTAAATTCTTCTAATGCTTCTCCTAAAGAACCTTTAGAAATAATAATATTAATCTTGATTATTGTCCCAGCTCTAACATCATTTCCAATACCAGCATACTTAAAGTAAACTCTTGCGGTTCCATAATCAATATCATCTACTCTTAAAAATTCCTTAGAGAAAACAGAATCCTTATCGATCATAAATTGAGAAGTTTTTGTCCATTTTTCATCAATTTTTTGATTGCCATTTTCATCTAAATAAGTTAATAAAAGTTCAATTCCATTATCTTCAACATCAGTATAAGGAATATCAATATATGTTTTAGGAGTGAATTCTTGAGTTACCGAATCATAAACAGTTCCTAAGTTTACATTAAGATTTACATCATCTTCAAAAGTCTTAAGGTCTCCTTGAATAACTTCAAATGGTCCTATCTCAGTTCCAGTAATACCCACAATATTAATTGGAGTTTCGCCAGTATAATAGTAATTTAGCTCACCTGAAGTAAATTTTTGGTAACGACTAATTACAATAGGAGTGACAATTTCTTCTTTTAAGGTTAAAGTAAGATTGTATCTATAACTCATTTTCTTTGAAGATTCGTAGCCTAAAAGTCTAGCTCCTTCTAAAATATTCTCTCGTTTTCTAGCAAGTTGGAGCCATAGTTCATTGACATTTGCAGCAGTGTTGACATTTAACATAGAAATTAAATAAGACATAGAAGTCATAAGTTGAGCAAGATTTGAACCTTCGAAAGGAGCATCATTTCCTAATCTATTTGTTAAACTTGTGTAAATTTCATCGAAAGAAAAGGGAACGGTTTGAACAATTTCTTCTGCCATTTTTATTCCTAATATTGATTTAGTTTAAAATCTCTTTAAGATTTCTTATTTTAACTATTTATACTTAGGAAATAGAAACTCAATTTGAAGAAAGTGAAATAGATGTCGACCCTTCCATTAGAACACTATTAGAAGAAAAATTATAATTTATTTCTATAGAAATACTATTATATTCTGGGAGAAATCTAATCTTAATTGTATCTAAAATTATCCTTGGTTCAAATCTTAGCACTTCTTCACGAACCATTTCCATTAAAGTTATCTCTGTTGCATAGTCCATTTGGGAAAAGATAAGTTGATGAATTCTTGTTCCAAACTTTGGTTTTCCTGGCAAACTACCTAAAGGAGTACTAAAAATATTCTTTAAGGAATTATTAATTGCCTGAACATCAGTTATTTCTGTAAGTTCGTTATTTTCTATTTTTGAGAAGTCTATATAAGTTGCCATTTATTTTCCTTTTATTTTTATTCTTAATTTAACCTTAAGTGCTATAATAAATTCTTATACTTATTAAGGTACAATTAAGTTTAAAATTATTTATGTTACTGGAGTTACACTAACACTTGACGAAGCTGTTGCAGTATCTCCACATCCTACTCCCAGGGAAGCTCCTGATAAAACTATTTTTGTCCCATTGATAGTTATACTAGAATTGCCAATAGCTACGGGTGTGTGAGTTGAAGTTGCGTCTGAGTGTGCCTCATAAGGATCCCCTTCAAGAACAATTGCAATACCATTGATAGTTACGGAAGATGAGGCTTGCGCCTTAGTTGCAGGAAATCCTCCATGACCATTACTTAAATCATTATTAAGAACAATATTTGCCATTCTTTATCCTTTCTTAGGAAGTGAATCTTGAAAACTTTCAATCATCATTTGATATTTTAGAAGAACATTCAAATAATATTTTCTTAATTTATCTGTTGTGATATTATACTTTTCATAAGGTTTTACGAACGCTTCAAAAGTATATTCTTCTAGTGCATTTGTATAAACTCTTCTTGCAAATCCTTCAATTGAAAGCTCAGTTCCATAAAGTTCCCAAATAGCATAGTTTACCTTATCAACAGCTACTTCTACATTATCCATAATAGGATGAACAAATTCCTTATAAAACAAAAGAACAGAATTATTTAGGCGAATATAACTATCCTTGAACAAATTATAATGTGCCTTTAAGTTTTCAAAAGGTTCATTAGTTTCCGAATTAATACACTCTCTAGCAAGATTATTGCAAAATTCTACTTCTTGAACAAGTAAATCAACAATCTCATCAAAATTAGTTTTTATAAGTTCAAATTTAGCTTTCCATTCATCTTCTGTTTGTGGATGAGTAGAAACATTCGAAATACTTTTGATCAAAATAATTAAACTCTCTAGTTTTGTTTGTATAGAAGAAACTGATGAAATTTTATTTTCTAGAGTTCCAATCCAAACTTGAACTTTCTTTTGCCTTTCTGCTTCACCAATAATAGCAACTTGAGCTTTTAAATTTACTCCATTTTTATCCATTTCATTTGTTCCATCTACAGGTAGAACAATATTTGCAGAAGGCTCTTCAACGGGAGGTGTACAAATAGTTTTAAGTTCGGCAACTCCTGGAATTGAACCAAGTGAAGGGAGTTCAGGTAAACTAGGAAGTAATCCTTTTGCAAAAGCTGTAACATTCTCAAGAGTGTAAGGATCAGGAGGAGTTAAGTATGCTCCAAATCTTGAAGAAATGATAGGAATTAAATCCTGAATTGTTACTACATCGAGTGCAGCTTGACCAGCTCCCATTCCAGTTGCAGTAAATGTTTTTAAATCTTCTAATGAAGGAGGTTGAGGAACATCTTGAATTCCTGGTAATCCTGGAAGAACTCCTTTAATCTTATCTAAAACAGCTTGTTCATTTTCACTTAAAGAAATAGTCGGAATATCAGGAATATCAGGAATCATTCTCTTAAGACTATCAATTGAAGGAATCTTTAAGTTATTAGGAAGTCCTGGCAAATCTTTAATTATAGGAGCAATTTTATCCTTAATTATAGCTTCAGGAGTCAGACTTGGTGGAAGTGGTGGTAGAGCTGCAGCAATACTATCAAAACTTGGAGTACAAGAAAGAATAGTAGGACTCTCTAAACCTGGAATTGATAATCCTGGAATAGTAGGAACCTGTGGAACAGTTGGAACATTTGTTGCCATTTTGTCAGCAGTAAGTTTTGAAAAGCCATCAACCTGAGCTTTAAGTTTTTCATTAGCTATATCAACATATCCCATATTTTCTCCTTTTATTTTATTTTAAACTTAATTGTACCTTAAGAGCTATAAGAAAAACTTATACTCTTTAAGTTTAAATTAAGAATGAAAAATTAGATGACCATTGTGCTTCCACCGATAATTGTAACTTGAGAGCCTTGAATTTTCATTGCTCCACCTGACTTAAATTCTCCAGTACTTGACGTTGTAATAGAAGTTGCTCCTGTCACATTAGCCGTCAAACCTGCTCCAATAGTTGCTGTTGTACTTCCTGTGACATTTAGAGTGGCATCACCACCGACTATTATATTTGTATCAACCAATGATTTAAGATTAATACTCTGTGCGGAGGTTGCATTAATATTTCCATTAGCTTTAATATTGGCATCACCAGAACAAGAAATATTCATACTTCCACTTGTATTAAATTGAATAGCTCCATTAGCATTAACAGAAATAGTTCCGAGAACAGTTTGAGTAAAATTGCCAGAAGATGTTTCATTTCTATTCTTAACTGATGTTACTGAAATCCCTTCATTATTTAGAAGAATCTCATTTCCATTAGTATGGCAAATTCTAATTCTTTCATTCCCTGCATTATCATCAATTTCAATAATATGTCCTGCCAAAGTTTCTATTACATGATTGTTAGGATATCCTGGATTTGCTAAATCATTTGTGTCGTACTGATTTAATCTATCTTTCATTGGCAACTGATATTCGTTTGATTCAGTAGGTTGTCCAGAAACAGCACCAATCACAATTGGTTTATTTGGATTATCCATTTCTAAAGTTACAAAAACCATTGTACCAGTTCTAGGAACCGAAGTAATTCCAATACCAGTTCCGAACCCAAATGACAAAGGTTGAAGTACTTCTGCCCAAGGCAACGTATCAGTAGGAACCAAAGTTTTATCCTCAGAATGAATTCCAAAAATTCTTACTTTGACTCTTCCATCTTTTAAAGGGGAATTATTATCTTCAATTATTCCTCTATATAAGTTATTGAGCATTTGTTGTTCCTTTCTCTTGAACTCTTCCAGTATTATTAAATCTTCCTAAAAGTATTTTTTGAATCATCTTATCACCAAGAATTTTATCGTGAATAGAAGTAACAATATAATCTCCTCCTAGAATAGTATTTCCTTCTGTCATACCTGCGATATGAAGAGAACTTCCTTTAAACGAGGCTCCTCTTTTTTCAAGAAGTTTATTAGTGTTTTTTCCAGGAACAAATATTTCTACACTTGCATTCTCTATATAGAAGAAATAAGTTTCTTTTGAAAGTTGAAATAAATTACTTGTTGCTTCAACAGAACTTAAGCAAGTACCATCAGTACTTTGAATATATTTTTCATCAATATCAGATGTTTTGATTTTATCCCAAAGGTCTTCAACATTAGATGTTTGAATTTCATTTTTCTTATTTACTGGATTGTAAGTATAAGTTCTTTTTCTTGGTGCTTTAAGATTTTTATAAGCATCTGAGAAATCTGCTGACATATCAAGAATCTTATACTTATAGTTAGGATTTTCAATATCTTCGGCAAAATCCATTTCTGGAACTTTTACTAATTTTGATTGGTAAATTTCTTCAATAAATTTAAAGTTAATTCCTTTTTTATCTTGATACCAAAGATAGCCTTCTTGATTCATTTGATATTCAAAGAAACTATAAATTGATCTATCACCAGGAATTACAATAGCATCATGAACTTGAGTAGTACTAGAAAAGGTTCTTGTTGTGTATTCTTTATTGTAGAGTTCATCTATTTTATAAATCTTAAAAATATCTTCCATTATATCAGAAAGTTTTTTTCCAGAGTATCCTTTTGATATATAAGTATTCTTTAAGGTAAAAGAAATAACATCCACCAAATCTAAAATAATAGTTTTGGTATTTTCTTCGTCCCCTTTTGCTTCTTTCATATCTGCAATATAAAATTCCCTAGAGCAAGTTTCGTTATCAGAATCTGTAAAGAAAATTTCAACTTTATTCTTATTAAAAGAAGTAAAGAAAGAAATTAAATCCCTATTATCCTTTAGAGTAATTGTAGCAGGAACTTCAAGAGTTGTACAATCCCAATGAATTTCTATTTCAAGAATATCCTCAAATGGTATTTCTTTAGTATCAACAACAACCTTAACAGTATTAAGTTTACTAGCTAAGTCAAATAAATTATCTTTCATTGTTACACTTTCTTGGCAAAGCCATTATCTCTTAAAATCTTTATAAAGTCATTCATTCTATTTGGTTTGATAACTTTAAATAATCTGTTTTCTTCGTTTTTGCTTAAGAATTTCTCCTTAAATTCTTCCTGAAGTCTTGTTTTAGTTAATTCCGAAAAACTTAATCCAAAATTTTGAATATATTCATTAGTGAATGATAAAGATGAATCCGCTACAACATCAAAGTCATAAGTCATGTCAAATAATGGAGAAATACCATTAATTGCTAATAAAATGTCCCAATAATCTTCATTATTATAAAGAATATATGAAACAGCTTCAATAGTTTGATTATCTTCTAAAGTTATTTCAGTTACGTAAGCCTTATCTTGTACTTCAGGAAGACTTGAAATTTGCCAAATCTTATTTCTCGAATAGTCCTGAACAATGTAATTTCCAATCTGAGTAGTTCCAAAATTAAATAAGGTATTTTTAAGTTGTGCCATTTATTTCTCCTTATTAAGCTGGTGTAGCTGTTGTGTCTCCAGCTCCTTCAGTTGTATTCAAAATTGATGTTATACGTTCATCTGACTTCATTGATTTTGAAACAGGATCATCATATCCATAAGATTGTCTTGTAATTGCTGAAATTTCTTGACACGCTAAGGTTAATTTAATAAATTTAGGAGTTCCATCAAAATATTGTTCCATGACCCCAGCTCCGGCATAATCAACATTCACTGAAGAAATAACCATAGGCTGAAGCATAAGAGAATTTCTTAATCTTTCATTGTTAATATGAACTACCCAAAAATTCGGAGCTAAAAGTGCAACATTTGAAATAATTTGAGAAGGAGCAGAAAATACTTTAAATCGCTTGGCAATTTCAAATATCGAATTTGCATCTTCTTGAGTCTGAATAACAAAATCCCAAGAAAATGAGAAGTTTCTAACTTCAGTTCCTGAATACTTTTGAAAAAATCCAGGGTCTGTTACTGGTACTCTCAATCCAGCATTGGCTGCTGTTTGCTGACCTGCTTTAAGTCCTATCGAGGCTATATTCTTTTGTCCAAAGATACTAACATCATCCGCAGCTTTCATTGCTGCATCAACAGCAGTTTTTGCCAATCCTTCCTGAGCTGCCCAAGAATGTCTAACATCTTCATTAAGTGAGTTTGGTAAAGGAAGAACAATAGAAGTTTTTGATAGAGAATTTTTTAAAAGATTGTCTGCAAGAGTAATACTCTCTTTATCATTAATAGAATCTCTTTGTTTTTCTTTTTGAATATCTGCAGAAGATTTTTCATCATTTGTTAAAGTGACTTCTTTTGCAATAAAACAAATACTCATTTGAGCAGAAATATCAGAAGGAAATGTCAAAGCACCAGAAAAGCCTGCTGGAGTATTTGAGCTTTGTTTACTATTAATACCAGAGCCTGTCAAAAAGTTCCCTACTAATTCTGATGCAGTCATTTACCCTCCTTATTTCTTAAGAATTTTTGAAGCGAATAAGTCTTTAGCTTTGAATCTTTCGCTTGATTGTGTATTATTTATACTTGTTGAAGCAACATTTTGAGAAGCTTGGGAAGCTGCAGCTTGAGCAGTTTGAACAAGAATAGATTTTGAATCCGTTGAAACAGTCTCGAATGTACTCTTGACATAATTCTCTTTAGGTTGAGTATTAATCTCTGCTTTAACTTCACAGTCCTTTTTAATAGATTTTCCATTAGGAGTCTCAGAAATAGGTTTTTGCGCATCTGTTTTAGCTTTTATGGCAGAAGTCTTGCTAACCTTAGGTTCAGCTTTAACTTCCTTTGATGGAGATTTAATTCCATCTCCAACTATAGGAACTTTAGCAAGTGCCCCTTTTCTGCTTCCAACAGGTTCAATATGCCAAGCTTCATTTGATAATGGTCTATAAAGATTGTATTTAGCTAATAATCCCATTTTTGCAGCTTCATTTACTGGACCAGGATTAGATTTATTTAAGTCTACAGCTAAACCTTTTTCGTGAAATGATCTACCAGGAGGAGCAACCCATTTACTAGCTTGATCGGGACCATATTTTTGAACTGCTGCATTATAAAGTGCTGCTTGTTTCTCTTTACTTCTATAACCAGAAGTAATTAAAATATCCTTACCAGTTTTAGCTTTATACTCTCTTGCCATTCCGGCAACATTACCCATAAATGTTTTATTTACGTGCTCTAAGTCAATTGAACCAGCTGGTTTTAACCCAACTGCATTTTGAATTCCGTTCCAAGCTGACCCTGCTGCAGCAGAAATATTTCCCATAAAACTATTATCTTGAACAGCAAGAGCTTTTCCACCACTTTGAGTATAACTTTGCATTCGTTGTGATGTTGCAGCCTGTCTTTCATCGGCACCATTATATCTAACATTAGCTCCAGAATGACCAGCATTAATAGTTTGACCAAGGGCGACAGTATTCCCTTCTTTTGCTAATTGCATAGCAGACTTTTTAGTAGTAGGGTCTATTTTAGTATTTAACCAAGCAATTGTAGCTCTAGTTGAAACTGATTCATTTGTCGCAAGCAATTCTGGATTGTTCTCTAAATCGACTCCTATCTTTTTACCAATAGCTCTATAATTAGCTCTTCCAGTAATTTGAATAAATCCTCGGCCTTTATACTTTTCACCATCTCCAGGTTGAGTGTTTCCATTTTTACCTTGATATCTGTCAAAATAGTGATCTATTCCATCTGAGCTTTTTCCATTACCTTGCTCAACCATTCTTTTAAATCTAGTTTCAGCATAAACTTGACCCGTAATATTAGCAATTGTTTTAGGGTCTACAATTCCTTCCGCATTAAGACGTTGAACAAATCTTGCCTCTCTTGCCTGAGCTTCCTTGGTTCCAAGAACAGTATCTTTAACACCATCAAAGAAATTACTTGCTCCTCTTCCTATACTTCCTAGAGTGTTAGAAATAGAACTTCCAATTGATGCAAAAAAACCAAGTTCTTTTGGTTTTGTTTCTTGAGGTTTAGGAGCTTGTTTTTTAACATTATTAACTAAAGGTTTTAGTTTAGCTTGTGATGATGGTTTATTTTCGGTTGAAATTGTTTTTGGTTTAGGAGCTGTTGAACTCTTAGTTACTTCTTTATCAGGAGGAGTCTCGCTTCTAAAATAATTGGTTACTTCATCCTTAATTGCTCCTGATCTTATTTGAACATCAGGATCATCTTCAGGAAAAATTCCATACACCATCTTATAAACAGCTCGTACTATAACAATAATATCAAGTCCAATTGAAGCTGTGGTTCCAACTCCTGGAATTGTTGAGGCTGCCCCGGAAGAAAGCATTAATGCAGCACCAGTATTATCGCCTGCAGCATAAGCAAAGGCTGCACCAACTCCTCCAATTACAGCACCAAGAATTGGAACTTTAGCTGAAAGCATTTTAGCTGCATTTTTCTTAATAACTTCCTTGACAGCCTTTTTAATTAAAGCTCTTGAAGCAATTTTAGCCTTTCCTGCCAAAGTTCCAATCGTTTTTGCAGCAATTTTTGAACCAGGAAGTTTTAATTTTGGCGCTGTTTTAGGTTTTGGAAGAGGAGAAGCTTTAGGCTTAATAAAACCTTTAAGCATTTTTGCAGCACCCATTAAACCAAGTAATCCCATTCCACCAAATCCACTAGAATTGGTTTCTTCTTTCTCTGGCTCAGTAATAGCTTGTTGTATTTGCTTAACTTGTTGAGATTTGGCACTCTGAGCCTTATAACCAGTATTTTGCTCATCAATTAAATTATCTCTTATTTCTTTTAAATAAGAACTCATTAATTTTGTTTCTGCTAAAATTGCTTTAGATGTATTATATTCTTGAGATGATAATTTTGTTATTTGTTTAGAATTTTGAGAAATTGTTTTAAGAGCTTCGTTATTAATTGATTGAACTTGATCAGTTGCTTTATCAGATTTTTTTGAAGTGTATTCTCCAGCAGAAACTCTTTTAACTTGTGGTTTAACACCTTCTGTTGCACTTTTAAATTGAGAAATTGAATCATTTAAATTTTGAACAACATTAGAAGTATTTGAGTTATCTGCCATTTATTTCTCCTTAACCTTTAAGCTGGTTTTGCATTCTTTAATTCTTCAATAGTTTTTTGAAGCATTCCTGATAAAATATTCCTTTCAAATGGAAACATACTATCTACATCTAGCTTTGAATATTTTCCAAAATAAACAATGTCTGATATTGTTTTATAAAATGAAACAAATGAATCTTCGCTCATTGATCTGAGAATGAACTCCGTTGTTCCAAAGTTAAAGATAATAGGCTCGTTGCAATAAGGACATTTGCCAGTGTATTTAAAATTAAACTTAGTTCTTGAACTCTTAATAAATTCTTCTAATTTATCATAATCTTCAAAACTTAAGTTTTCTATAATAATGTTTATATCTTCTCTATTTATAATAGATTTCTCTTCGTGAATAATATCAGAGATATAATCTATCATTTCATTGTCATTGAAGGTTTCCTTAAAGTTAAATAAAAAATCTCCTAATTTAATAGAACTTTCTTTTGAAGTTGAATTAATTAGCATTCCTCCAATGTCAATAGTGCTATCAAAAGCTTGTTTACAATGAGGACACTGATTTTTAATATTACATTCTTCACCTATTGCCAAACTTCTTAAGCTCAACAGAAGAAACTTAACCTCATCAATATTTAATTCTTCAATTCTTAAATCTTCCTTAAAACAATCGTTAAGACTTTCTAAAGTTGATATAAGATTTTCTTCTGTTAAATTCTCTTCATTAATAGTAAAGGCAATAACAATTTCTCTTTCTTGCTTACAAGTATAAGGTCTAAGAGTAAATTTCCTTTTTACTCCTGTACCATATTCAACAGTCTTAAACATCTAAGATTAAATTATCCAAGATTTTGGAAGAAAATCTGGAATCTCATCAAAAAGAAAGGTTTGTTTTCTTAAACATTTCTTACATTGAACTTCATAAATAGCATCTTGAGTAAATTTTTGTTTATTATATTCTTCAAGAATCTTATCTTGAATATTAATATCTAAATTCTCAATAATTTCTAAAGTTTCACTAAAGCTTTTTGTATCATCATCATTAAATTTTACAATATGCATAGCTAAATCTGCAATATTCTTTTCTTCCTGAGTTTTGGAATCAAAGATTGTATTAAAATAGAACTGAGCCTGAACTCGCTCGCCAAATGTAATAGTATCAGAATCAGAAATACTTACGGTACTCCAATTACTTTGATTAAATTTATTTACATCTTTAACCTTAATTTGAACTTCATTTTCTTCTTCACAATCTTCATTATCACAATAGAACTTAAAAGTAAATTCATCAGAAATTGAAATTTCCCTTAAAAGAGTAATAATATATTTAATTTCATCTTCAGTCAAAAGAACATTCTTTTCAAGAATACAAGGAAAAACTAACACACTTGCTAAAAGCTGAGGAGAAATTTCTCCTTGTGTTTCTTGAATTAGATTTTTAAAAGCTTTTCTATCTTTAACTTTCCATTTACGAATATGAATTTTTTTACCTTCTCGTAAAATTACTTCTTTATCGAACTTTTCTTCAATATTAAAAACGCTTGACATTAATGTCCTTTCTTTATGTATGTGTAAGTATGTTAGTATTTATTAAATTAAAACTTAGGTGATTTGTAAACAGACTGACTTGGACTATAATAATTTACTCCAGAAATATCTTGTCGTTGTCCTCTAAGAGTTACAGAAAATTCTGCAATTTGATTTTCTGTTTGATTACTGAATTGTAATTGAGATACTTGTTCAATTATAAGACCGCTCAAACTAAAAATCTTCTTTTCACCTTTTTCATTATCTGTAAAGACATCTAGAATAGTAGAATGAATATTATTATAGTTTCCTAAAGAATTTTCAAACATTTTACTAAATTCTTTATAAAGAGCAAATTCATTAAAATCTCTAAATGTTAAAGTTACTCTAGCCATATCAGCTCTGCCATTTGTAAAATACCATCTTCCGCCTAAGAATGTCTCAATTGGTGAAACATTTAATGGAGGAATATCACACGAAATTAAGGCAAGATTAAGTTGATCATTAGAAATCTTTGAGAGAATACCTTGATTATTAGTTTTGCTTTGAGATGGTGTAAGCTGAATAGTAAAATTATTAATTTTTGTCCAGTTTGTATTATATGCCAGAGTTACCATTTTATCTAATTTCATTTTTACCTCTGTTTAATTTTTTCTTAAAGCTATTTATAAATAGTAGATAAATAAAAATTTAGGAGTTAGTATGTCATCTGTTATACAAACTAAACTCAAGAGTATTCTAAATGATGCAGCAAGAACATCAAAATTCTTTATTGAATTAGTTGTTCCAGCGAAAAGTGTTTCTAATGATGCTCAAAGAAACTTAGGAATTATCTGTAAAGGAACTTCGTTTCCTGGCAAAACTCTCGACACTATTCCTTTTAACTACAAAGGAAGAACTATTCCTTTACCAGGACAACATAAATACACTCAAACTTGGGACTTAACATTTTATCTTGATGAATCTCATAATTCAAGATTAATATTTATGGACTGGGTTCAAGGAATGAATAAAGGATTTGAGTCGTACTACGATAAGTCGCAAGGAAATCTTTCAACTTCATCATTAACTGATCAAATCAGAGCTGACTCAAGAAAAGGTTTAACAACACTAAATGTTAAACAGATAAATTTCGATGGAGATAAATCAGTTGCTGTTTATACTTTATTCAACTGCTTTCCTATTTCAGTTTCTGATGTTACTCTAGGATCAGATCAAGTTGGTTCAATTGGAGAGTTTACTGTTTCATTTTCATTTTCTCATTTTACTGTTCAATCTAAAACAGAGAATTTTGCAGTACCAATAACTAAAGAGAAGGCAGCAACATGGGCAGTGTAACAATTTCAGACTTAAAGAAACATTTAGGACCAGGTTTAGGTTTAAGAAAAAATAGATATTTAATTGAAATTCCTTTAAGTGATGGTACTCATAAGAATATTCTTTGTATGGCAACATCTCTTCCTGAAAGATCAATGAGTACAGCAAGTGCATATTTTATGGGCAGAAAATATAATATGAGAGGTGAAACTGAATATGGTGGAACCTTCGAAGTTTCGTTCATTGATGATTCTGAAATGAAACTTCGACAAGAATTTGATGCTTGGATGAATGCAGTTGATAATTCAAACTTTAATACAGCTTCAGATAAGTCTGGGAATGGTTATATAAAAGCACATAGTCAGTTTATCAGTAACTATTTTACTGATATTAATATTTGGCAATTAGCTAATGATGGTGTTACCGCAGTTTATGGATACAAACTTCAGAATTGTTTTCCTTCTTCTGTAGGAACAGTAACACTAGAAGATACAACCGAGAATCAACTTTCTGAGTTTTCGGTAGTTTTCACATTTTCTGAATTTATACCGATTAAAGATGGTGGCAAAAAGGATGTTGGAACTGGTTCAAGTGTACAAGGACTTCCTGGAATTACCTCCTCATCAACAAAAAGTTCAGGTATTTCTCTAAGCTCTATAATTTCATCGTTCAATTTGTTTAAATAAAAGCTATATTTAAACTTTATAAATAAGATTAATAATTTCATTTCAGGAGAAATAAATGGCAGGTGTTTTAGATAAAGTAAAAAATGCTCTGGGAGCAGGTGGTCGTGCCAACAAATATAGAGTCGTAATTAATAGTATTGCGGGTGTTTCAATTAATGCAGAACAAGGAGATTTGCTTTGTAAAGCAACTTCTTTTCCAGGTGTAACAATTGGTCAAATCGAAGTTTTTAACCAAGGTAGAAAACTTATGATTCCAGGAGATACAACATATACAAATACTTGGACAGTATCTTTCTATAATACAGAAGATCATAAATTGCGCAGAGCTTTCATTGATTGGATGATTAAAGCTGATGATTTTCAAAATAACAAGCATGCTTCAACTCCTGGTTCTGTAATGACTTCTATGAAAGTTATGCAAATGAACTCTGATGGAACTGAGGGTGCAGCTTATGAATTTCATGATGTATTTGTACAAGATATTGGGGAAATTTCAGTGGGAGACGATCAAACCGATACAATTCAAGAATTTGACGTCACTTTCTCATTTACTTATTTCACTAAAGCTTAGATTTAATAGGG